TCTGCATTTGCAGCTATCTGACCTTTTGCCAGTTCCTGAGCATGACGAGAGGCAAGAGTTGCCAAGTCATGTGCCAGTTTATTTTTCTGGTCTTTATCCTCTATAAATTTTCCAAGCAACTTTGTTGCTGGGCCTATTAAGGCTTGTATCATTTGCCACTCCTATTCATTATCGCAGATGCTCCCATATATGCAGCAACGATGCCACCGCCAGTGATGTAAAACAGATTACTAATATCGGCAAGTGCTTTGACTCTGTCGAGATCGACAAAAAACATCGCAGCAGTAAAAGTAGCCATAGCAACCAAACTAGCAGTAGCCATACGTCTTTGTGCTCTTTGCTTTCGTAAATCATGTTCAAGTCTTTTAATTTCAGCCATATGTTCAAATTCTTCATCGCTAACCACACCGTCCTGATTGATGTCATAAGAAGCATATTTAGATTTATCTTGTAATTTTTTCTGTTTCATCTTCTGTTTTCTTTGTACATCCAAGCTAATAGTATTATAAATCCTACAATAGTGCAAAACAAGAGAAACCAACCTATGTATTCCCAGATTTTTCTGATAAGCTCCTGTCTGGCATAAATCTCTTGTTTTCTTTTTAGCCTAATCTCTTTTTCCATATGTAAAATCTCATTCCAAGAATTGGCCCCGTAGTGAAAATTGATAAATGACTTGAGTTCTTGTCGTTGTGCTTCCATCTTCTTTTTTGCTGTAAAAGCCTCGATAGCAGACGCTTCTATCTCTTTTCCTTTAAATAATTTTCTAAGAGGTGACGCATTTTTCGCTGATTTTTCTGCATTATCCACATCTGAAACCGCGGACATCCAACGGCTCAAATCTTTTCCCATAGATTCTATTTCACGACCTGCGGCAAATCCAGCCTTTATGGCTCCGAAGGCTTTCGAAGCGGCTGTAATGGCTAAACCGATAGTGGCGGGATCCATATTACTTTCCTTTCAGAGAAGCCTGCGTGTTTATTCTGTAAATATTTACATCATTACGGTCTTCTGCTATCTGTTCTTGCGTTTCTTTCCTTTGTTTTGCTAATTCAAACGCTTGTGCCAGTTTTGCTTGATCAATTTGGAAGTTCATCATGTCATTCACGGCTTTTCTTTGTATTTCTACCGTATCGTTCTCTAATTCCTTCTGTCTTATGTCTACAAGTGGATCTGGTTTTTGTGCTGGCTCTATAACTGGCATGACTTCTCTTAATATTTCACCAATTTGTTGTGATATTGCAGCTTCAATAGCCTCTGGTGGAGGCGGAGGCACTTGTTCTCCCTTTGTCATAGCCTCTTGCATCGCTGTTTGGAAGAATTTGGTTACTTGGTCTCTTGCTAATAACCCAACATGCTCTTGAACATGAGATTGAAGCAAGGCATAACCTTGAGGATTGGTTTGTGCCGCTAAATTTGATAAAAATACAGCATGTGCTCTCAAATGTGCCTCGTGATCTTGTTGTGGAAACGCTTGTAAAGGCATCCCTTTGATAGAATTAGCATTTTCTGTTGCTGGATCTACTGGTTGAGGTGGTTGAGGTGGTGGTAAAATGCCATCTATGTTCTTAACATCAAGAGCATCGTACATTCTTCGGTATGCCTCGTATTGATTATGTAAATTTGGTGCGGCTTGTGCTAGTTGCAACTGTGTTTGTGCTAAAGATAACCTTTGTGCCATAGAAAATATGCTTGGGTCACTGACTGGTAGCACATCTATACGCCCATCAAAGTCATTTGCCATGATTTGTGGTGCTACATTACCTACAAAATACGGATAAGGCATTGGATTTTCTGCAAAAATTTCTGCCAACATCCTAAATTCTTGTTTTTGTCCGTAGTGTAAACGCTTATGTATGCTTGAAATAATCTTTGAACCTTGTTCAATCAACGCAACAGTCGTTCCAACGGGTGCTTGTGAGTTTACATCGCTAATTTTTGCGTCTGCAACTTGTGCAAAACGTCTACCAGAGTCAACAATGACACCTAAAAGTTGTGCTAGTGTAGCTGATGGCTCTTTATATGGCAATGGTATGATTGAATTTTTGAGATCTCCGCCTGGGACATCGATATCTCTGAACTCACCAGGGTTAAGAGGATCGTCATCATTACGAATACGAACACCTCTCGCTTTAAAACCAGCTGGAAGATTTGATAAAGTACCTGCATCTATTAACTGCCTCAATATTGATGTGGCTGCACGAGACAAACCACCGATTGTATGTAAAAGACCGAAGCCGTAAAAACCAAAACCTGGTAAAAATTTAAAATGTACGAAGTATTGTCTCTTACGTTTTAACGGATCTTGCTCTCTAAAGTTTCTAACCACTGATAGAACTTTGCCAGAAGTTTGATCAAGGGTAACAATATAAGGAAGCATAATACCCGAAGGCTGCCCTTGCATATCCATATCTTCAAAACCTTCCAGATCCAAGTCCACATGGATTTCAAGTAAGGTGTAACTATCATCTGAATAATTTGGATATAATCCTTGAAGCTCATTAGTTGTTTCTTGGATAGATCCTTCATCTTCTCCAGAATCTGTAGCAGATAACTCCACATCTTTATACACTCCAGCGACTTGTAGTTTACGAATTTCATTGTAACTCATTCGTACCATGTGTGTCACTCTTTCTGCTGTTCTTATATCAGAAGCAGAATAAGGCACAATCAAATCTTCGGCTGGGACAAACTTAGACACGGCTCTTTGTTTGGTTGGATCAAAGTAAACTTTCTTAAAAGTAGAACCAGTAAGTGGTAAATAGAAAAGCATTTGATCTGTGTCTTGGTCGTACTCTTCCATAACTTCCATAACTTGAAAGTTCATGTAATCTTTTATTCTTTGTGCTTGATCTTCTGTTTCTTTTGTTGGCACACCTAGTATTTGTGTTTTTACTGGACCACCACTTGGTAACATTTCTTTGTAGGCTTGTGCTTGAAACTGTGTTGTTGCTTCTGACAATAACGGATGTGTCACACCACTCGCTCCGAGAAATGGATCACTTCTATCTTCATAGTTGATACCAAGCAAGTTAAGTCCCTTGGCTATCGCTTCTTCCCAATCAGATCTAGAATCTAAATCTTCTTTGACTTTGGCTTGTAATTCTGAAGCAAGAGAAGCTAAATCACCCTCATCCATGACTTCTGCAAGATTAGCTCCATGATTATAAACCTCTGGTTCAACAACTGGTTCCTCACCAGTATCGAGTTCTACACCCTCTGGTAATTGTTCTATGTCATCTTGTATTTCTAAAGAAAGTTGTTGTTCTACAGTCATGGGTGCACCACCTGCTCCCATAGCTTTTTCTACCATTTCTGGTAAATCTCTAGTTTCTTCTGCCATTAGCTCGCCTTTCTTCTAAGGTCTATATAACCACCTTTTGCTTTAAAAGTAAACTTTCCTTCTGCTAGTCGTCTTCCAACAGAACCTTCTGATAAATCAATAACAGCTTGTACTGGTCTTCTCAAGGTGGCTGTTGTCTTACTTGAACGCTCTTCTGGAGTAGCTCCTCTTTGATTTTTCATTTCAAACATTCTATCTCTATCTACACCTGCACCAGCATCTTCAAATCGTTTTATAATATCTTGAACTGCCGTTCCATATGTACCTAAACCAAAACTCCGTCTTTTTTCATCACTTCTTAGAGAACCATCTTCAACCGCTCTTGGTAAATATAAATCTGCTCTAGCTGGTATGACAATTCCCTCTATTTTTCTACCATCGTATAATTGTTCAAATCTTGGATCTGTGACTTTGTGTATTAGAGAGTGCATTAATCCTTTTGCCGTTTGTGTCATTGATGCATTGTGAGGTGTTCTACGATAAGAATTTGTCTTTTCGTTATGTCCTATAAGTCTGTTTAGAGCCTCTATTAATTCTGTTGGAGTGTAATTATATTTCTCTGCATTTTTTTCAATATGTTCTTGTAACAAGCCAAGTCTTCTATCTATTTCTGCATCATCATTTTCTGCAACTTTTGTATCTTCAAATTTTTTCTTTGCTACGCTTCTTGCTTGGTCAATTGAATCTAAATCTTTTTGTAACTTATCGGCTCTATCTTTATCTCCCTCCATAAACCCTCTATACATTGGAGTGCTGAGTAATTGATAAAAATTACCTATTGTGGGATCTTGATCAGCATTACCATCAAAAGCATTACCATGATCAAAATTGTTATAAGGAACTGGCGTTAGTATTTTTTTAAGATCTCCGTAATACTTAGCTTGATCTTCAAATCCCACGACATTTCTAAATCTTTGTAATAAATTATCTCTTACTTCTCCACGATCTCTTTTACTTTTTATTCTAGACTCGTCATCGAGTTTACTGGTGTCACTACGAGGATTAATTTTATTTCTGTGAACCATTGACTCTATTAATAATTTCTTTTTAAGTTTGTCTGTATCGTCTAAACCTAATTTTTTACGATATGTTTGGATCATTTGATCTCCAATTTCAGTATCTCTTTCTCTATCGATTGCGTTCATATATCTTCTAAAACCACCGTCTTCTGGAACAAAACCTATTTTATCTGCCATCTTATCTATTTCTGCTGCTAAAAACTTTTCTGCTTCGATAACAGCAGTAGCAGGCAATAAATCTTTGATACTTTCTGTTAAAATATCATAATTATGGCTAAATGTTGGTGGAGCTAAAAAACGCCCATTTTCATCTTTCTTAGGAGAAGTGCCACTGTCAAATCTTGATGTACCACCTATTAAGTCATCAAAATCTATTTTGCTAATTTGATCTTTGTATTTTCTAGCAAGGTGAGAAGCAACATTATGTTTTAAAGTTTCAATAGCTTTCTCGTTTATGGCTTCATAAGTAGCATCTGACACTGCAAGATTAAATGCTTCTTCAAAGGCATCCCTTGCCATTTCCATATCTGTTGGGTCAATACCTCCATAAAAAGTATTTTGTCTTTCAACTCTTGTGTAATCGTCATCAAAATCATTTGTTAAATCAAAATACTTATATTCGCCTCTAGATTTTTTTTCTAGTATTTTAGCAGCATCTTCTCTTATACGTCTTACTGGATCGTTTTCAAGTTCTCTGTCAACTCTTTGTGTTATTTCTAGATCTTCTTTACTTCTTCCAAAATCGTAAGTTAAAGATTTTGTTTCAAAACTTCTTTGTTGTAGTAATTCTGGTGCTCCTCTGACTGCATCTCGCATAGCATCCATTCGTCTACTAGCAGATTGAGGACCTGCGTCTGCATCATAGGCAGCCATTTCTTGCCTAGATTTTTTACTGGTCATACTGTATTTTGACGCAAAAGGCATATGCTTCATAATTAGACTAAAGACATCTCTGTCTGCTTCATAAAGATTTTTGTTTTCAGTACCTTGACGAGAAAAACCTTGTCTAGTAGCACTAAGTTTTCCCCCAGAAAGTATGTTGTGACCAAGTTCAGCTGCTCTTGTTTGATTTTTACTACCCTTTATAAATTTATTTACTGCAACCACACCGTCTCTATTAAATCCAGATCCACCACGATCAAAGGATGGATTACGATCACCATATCTCTCATACTTATCTCTAAATCTTGCTGCTGTTGGTGCATCAGTTTGAGTGTCTATATATTTTATTTGTATGCCAGCACTATTGACTTGAGGACTGTCTCTAAAACCAGCCATCTCATTAAACAGTCTTATAATTTCTCTTCCAAAATGATCTCTTGATATCTTAGGTGAGTTTATAGCTTCTTTACCAAATCTTAAACGACCCTCTATAGCTTGTTCCGCAGGACTGTCAGTTGCTCCAGCGAAAAAGGCTTGAAGCTGTTGAACCCTTAAGTCACTAGGACGATCAATCGGACTTCCTGCTTCATCCATGTTGTCAAAATAAGCATCACCTGTTCTTGTATCTGCATCTGTATCATATTCTTCATCAAGTTTTTGTCTGTAGTCATCTATAAATCTTTCAAAGTCACCGTCTGCAAACAAAGTTCTGTGAACCATCTCATCAAATTTATTGAGTTGTTCATCCTCTTTTTGTCTAAAACTAAATACTCTAGGTACACTTTTAGTTCTTTCCCTCTGTGCTTCCATGTACTGCCTTTGACCTTCCGCTGTATCTGGAAACTGAGCTCTAAGTGCGTTTCTTTCTTCTTGCGATAGGTAAACTTCATCTGTAATTAAAATATTTCTAAGTTTTGCAAAATGTTTTTTCATACGAGGTATGGCTGTTTTTCTAAACTTAATTAAATCCTCTAAAGCTATCTCGCTAAACTTTTCTACTTCTTGTGGTGCTCTTTCAGTTAATCTAAAATTATCTATCTTACTTTGAGTTTGTGTAAGTGCTTTGTCTAAAAACTCTAACCTCGTTTTTGCTTCTTCATGTTCCTCTCTCCTTTTTGTTAAGTCTTGACTAAATAGTGAAGGAGCGTCATCATCTGGCATTTCTTGATCCATCGCATCAAGAACATTTATTTTATTTTTTTCACTTGGTGTAAAAAGGTTATGAGCATTTAAATCGTAGTCTCTTGTTCGACTAAGATTTTGAATTGGTCTTTTGTCCGAAAACTGTGGAGTACCTATCAAAGGTGCTTTTCTTGTGAGATACGGATCGTTTCCTTTTAATGCTGTGTCAATAGCACCTGATAATAATTCTGGAACCCCACCAAACTTTAACGCTAAATCATACTCTGGCTTAGAGAAATCAAGTAAGTTTTCATATGTTCTAGTAATATCTGATTGTAATTCTTCTAGTATCGCATACAGTTTACCATCTGTTCCCTCAACAACCATAGCTCTAGAATAACCAAAACCTTTTTTATAATAGTCATGGCTACCAACATATTTAAGTTCTTGATTTTCTGGATCTAGTCTTGCATCTTCATCTTCTCTTGTATCCACTGTTTCATTTGCACCCGAAAATTTTTTCTTTTCTTTTAAAGTTTTTGTGATTGGACTTTTTGTCAATGTGCCAGAAGCAAACCTTGAATGGTCTGGGTTATGTGCCACAACACTAATCGCATCTATTTCAAAGTCTGAACTTGATGATTGTCCTCGAATTGCAGGATTTGAATTGTAAGTTTGATCATCATAAAAAGGAATCAGAACTCCAGTCCTTGGATCTGGAATAGCAAATGAGTTATGTATTCTTTGACCAGAATACCCTGTTTCTGGTGGTAATGTGCCAGGAGGAGCCAAACTTGGATCTAGTAAAATATCCGCTGCAGTTATGGGCGTATTCACAAATGGTGCTTGATCAGCACCCAAATTTTTATTTTTTTTACTTCTTACTTCAAGTCTAACGGTAGGTCTCATTCGATCAAATTCATAAATGATCTCTTCCATTGTTTTCTTTTCTTTATAATTTCTTGCAAGATATTCTTCTAAACCAGAAGTAAACGCCTCACCACCTCTGTTATGTGTTATCTTTGACTTACCATCTTGTTCATTATCAAAGGTTGTTACTATTTTTTTAACTCTTTTAGGAACTGTAACCTTTACTGCAAGATCATCAATGTTAGGAATTGAAGCATAATTTGGTCGTCCATCTTGTAGTTTTGGTGCAGCTTTAACTGCCTTCCCAAATTCTTGTCCTTTTCCTTCTCTTGGCTTGTATTTAACCTCATCTTCTTCTGTAGTCTTAAATACATCTCTGCCAATAAAACCAACAGAACCCTCTCTGTTTCTTTCTTGAGATCGTAACTCTTTATATAAATCTGATACGTCAATAGGAGTTTTCATACCAACTTTGTTACCAAACTTAACAAGTTTAATTCTTAATGGAGAAACAACTGGATCTTCTCTATCAATAAGTCTCTGTCTGTTTTTAGCTTTACCTACTTCTCGTCTAATCTCATTGTCTGTTTCGCTAAGTAATGCAAATCTTTCATTAGAAGTCAAAGGACCTTTGATATTTCTATTAGGAGCAAGACCCTCTTCTAATGAGTATTGAGTCAAATTTTGATTCATTTCTGCAATATCTTTTATTTTTGTTAGCTCTGCCTCTGCTTCTTTCTGTGCTTTTGGATTTCCAACTGAACCACCCTTAAGTTCTTTGTTAAAGAAAAACTGGTTCTCGTCTATGTTGGGATCGTCATCTGATGTAATGTTTTGAGTCTCTTCTGCTTTTTCTGCTGGTGTACGCTGTGGGCCACCACTCCCAGCTGTTTCATTCATTAGAATCTCAGCGTTGGTCAAAGGTGCGTCATCTATTTTAAATCTTGCAAAGCCTGGTGAAGATAAATTAGCAGCAGTTTGTATCGCTAACTGTTGTCCAGGTGTCGGGCCTCCAGGTCCGAAAAGATCACCTACAAGATTTACGATTCCAGGTCCTTGTCTTAATGTCTCAATGCCCGTGGTCGTTGCACCGCCAATCGTGCCACCAAGTACAACACCTTCAAGTAACCTATCGGCAATCTGTTCACCAGTATATTCTCCACCAGTCAAGGCAGTTGATCCCATAACCACGCCTTCTTGGAGTCCTTCTGTACCACCTTCAAAAGCAACAGACTTACCAATACGCTTTCCTATCTCTCTTGCAGCGTCTACTTTACCTTCTTCTCCTAATTTTTTTATGAGTTCTTTACCAGTCATAGACAATAATTCGTCTCTTGGTATGACTCGACCAGCACCAAAACGATCTAATATCGCCATGATTGTACCAGCACCAATGGCTACTGCATCATTGTATGTGCCAGTTTGTTGTTCCATTTCTTCTGCAACTTCACCAGTAGATACAATACCAGATCCTAAAATAGTCGCTCCACCGATCAAACCTGCAACTGGTACACTAAACGGTGCGGTCAAAGCAGAAGCTAAACCACCACCAAGTGCGATACCACTTGTTGCAATATTTTCACCAGTCTTTTCGGCTACCCATCCAATCGCATCAGAAAGTCCACCTTGTTGGTAGGCTTCACGAAGTCCCATCGTATATTGTGGTTGATAGTTACCCTCTTCAATGTCTTTGTCTTGTTTTGCAACAACTTCTCTTCCGTAGTTGTATAAAGATTCAATACCAGTCCTTGAACCAATGACCTCAAGACCTTTACCAAAAAGTCTTTGTGCTTGGTCTATACTATATTCAAATGCAGTATCGTTTCTTGCCACTATGTAATTCTCGTTGTTTTTTTCTTTCCTGGTAGCATAGCATCAGAAAAGCGATTTGTCACAGTATATCCACCGTTCTTTCTTTTTAAGTTCTTTTTGTCTAACAAAAATTGTTGTTGTATTTTTATGATAGCGTCATCCATTGCTCTGCCTGTAGGCATTACAATTTTTCTAGGTGGCTTCACAACCTTCTTTTGCTTCGGTGGAATGTAATCCCTTGTTCGTGGACGACCTACCTTTTTTGGTGGAGGTGGTGGACCTTGTACTGGCTTACGACCTTTCTTCTTTGACTCTACTTTTTTAGCAAAAGGATGTGGAACGTCTACGCCTAATGTCTTTGTAAATTTTCCCTTTGGTCTGCCTACCATTAGTAATATTCCCTTCGTGACCGAGGATACCAATCTTCCCCTTCGTCTTCGCCATCAAGTGTGACAAAGCCACCTTGTCTAAATCTCATAACAGCCATTGTCATACTATCACAATAGTCATCATGGTCGCCATTTGGAAAAGATGCTACTTCTTCTATTACATCTTCTGCAAACTTCTCCCCACTAGGATACCACACTTTTCCAGATTCGAAAATAGGAGAAACAATGTGCATCCTTGTCGTTTTGTCTAAGTTACCCCCTTTACGTCTGCCTGGACTAAATGTCAAGACTGGTAAATTTTGTAATCGCAGTTCGTCTGCCAAGGGTTGACCACTGGCTTTTGCCTCAATAAGCATCATATCTGGTTCCCAATATTCGTTTTCTTCTATCGCAATCTCTTTCAATTCTGGAAAACTCCAGCGCCCTTTCTTCGCATCAAGCATAATTAAATGCTGTTGTCCGTTGGCTTTCGGCTCAAACACACCCCAAGTTGTAATGGCAGAATAGTCTGCCGTTTCTTTTTTACTGTATGCCGTATCATAGGACTGCAAAATATAATCTAACTTCGGCACTTCATCTTCTTCCCACGGAGTCCACCACTCCCTTTTGATCATTGCCGTTTCTTCAGATGTCGGATTCTGTTGCCACTGGGCGTTCCATTTCATAGGTGACAATGACGCTTTGACTTTTAACAACTCGTCCTTGTTCCAAAACTCGGGCCACAAGATCTTATCATTCGGTAGAATCGCTGGGAACTCAACAACATCCCATTGGTCAGACATAGTATCCTTTGCCATAGCCTGGATTAATCTGCCCGTAAGGTCTTTCTTCGACCATCTTGTTTGCACAATGATGATGGTTCCCCCAGGTTGTAATCTCTGTCTCGGACCCGATGTGTACCACTCGTAGGTATTATCATAAGCAACCGAGGACAGTGCATCTTGTTCCGAGTGTGGATCATCAATAATCAATAAGTCTGCACCACGACCAGTCATCGCCGCACCAACGCCAGCTGCAAAATATTCACCACCAGCACTTGTCTCCCAACGACCCGCTGCTTGACTGTCTTGTTTCAAATCGGTTTCTGGAAAAACTTCCGTGTATACTGGATCGGCAATCAAGTCTCTGACCTTACGACCAAACCTCACGGCAAGCTCTGTATTCATCGTGGCTTGGATAATCTTGAGTTTTGGATTACGTCCCAAGAACCACGAGGGCATGAGATAGGATGCCATCTCTGACTTCGAATGTCTTGGTGGCATGTTTACAATCAGTCTTTTGAGTTTGCCTTGAGCGATTAGCTCCAATTTTTCTGCAATAATTTTATGATGGCTTCCAACAATAAACCCTTCGTATACATGTTGGGCATAGTCCAAAAAATTTTCTTGTGCTTTTTTCT